ATGTTGATGAGTGATGGGTATCAGAGAGCGTCGGCATTGAGCAAAGCGGTCAGGCGTTGGTCCTCTGCGTGCTGCTCGTCGCGTGCGACTTGTGCCTCGTACTCGTGGACCTTGAACTCCGTTTCGCTGATGAGATCTTCGATCGACTCGAAGGGCTCACCATCGCAGCCGTGCATCTCGTGGCATTTGTTCCCGTAGGGATCCATGACCCAGAAGCACAGCTCACCGTCCTCAACAGTGACTTTCACGTAGCAGCCGGTGGCGTCCTCAAGGCGGGCGCTGTAGCTGTTCCATGCGTCACGGGCTCGGCCGGTGCGGATGGTGGTTTCAACGGATGACATGGTGGTCATTGGTTGGTGTTGCGGTAGTGGGATTGAGCGGGCAACGGTGTGGGCTGCTCGCTTGTCCCTATTATTGCCGCACTGTTGCGTTAGTGGGAGCACTGCTCAAGAACTTGTAACACTTTGTCATAAGTCTTCAGCATTGCTCTCTAGGTCCAGCGGTGACAGGTACGCCCGCAGTCGCTCGTCAAGGATCCATTCTTGGGTGATCGCGTGAATCCTGAGGCACAGTTCCAGCGCGTCGTCGTCTGTCTCGAGGTCCACGTCGTCGGGAATCATGTTCACGAAATCCTCGATTCGTTGCCATTGTTGAACGACCGATTGAATCATCATTCTTTGCATAAACTCTCGGCCTGGTTTGTAATACTTTCTCTTGCTCATGTTGTTGTTAGTTAATGAACACCGAACGCCAACAGATCAGGGGAGGGAGACGCGGGCCTCGCGGGCGGGCGGCTGCCCGTGCTCGCGTGCGCGTGCGCGTTACCTGTTGCCCGCGTGATCCGTGCCGCGCTAGATCGGGGAACTAGCACCATCCCTTGCGGCGCAGTGGATCTTGATGGCCCCCACCCCCTGCCTAGGCAGATATACCCACCCCCCTCCGGTTTTTCCACAGGGGGAGGGGCTACGGGGGAGTCGCGGCGGCGCGATATTGCTGTATCCCTTCACAAATTTTTGTTGTTTTACTCGGGATTAGTGCCCCCGAAGCGTGGAGCAATCTCGTCTATGCCCACTGAGTGCCCCTCCAAGGCCGCTCTAATGCTCTTTGCTAGGTAAGGGTTACCCTTCTCTTCCACAGCCTTTAGAGCCGCTTGCAGACGCCTGCGACGGTTGTTATCTAAGTTAGACATTAGTCTCTACTGGTTTAGTTTCTTTCTCAGCCCTCTCATATTTCTCGATCATTTCATCACACCAATCCCCAATAGCTTTGACGGTTGGCGTGAACTTGGCAGTACCAAATGCCCGTTTAACGGTTATTCGGTCTCTACACACAACAGCACGTTGTTTGTAATAGACGACGAAATAGTTGAGTTCTATTTTATTACGGTGATATTCAACTTGTACTGAGTTATCACCACCGTTATCATACTTGTAGATCATACGGTTATAGGGGTGAGGTGAAATACCTCACGAGAATATATGTACTGTATAACCGCTCTGTGGTGGGTGGTTGATATTCATCAACACCACCGCAATCGCGGTGTGCCTGTGGACTTAAAAGTCCTACGGCCTGCGGCCTGTGATTGTTGTCATTTTTATACAGAGAACATCCCGCCTGCAAGGATGTAATCGGGAATGAGGTGTGTCATTCCATAAGTTGTGGGTGGGTTGGAAAAGACCCTCTGAAAAGAGATCGAGAGGGTCTAAACACCGCGTTTATCCACACAGGAGAGCACCACTTCTCCTGCATACATGGCCCTACTGTCTATCGGACCTTATCAACCCAGTCATAGACACGGTTTGGGGTGATCTTTGCTGCATTGAACGTGCCGCCTGTCACAAGGATGTCTGTGGCTGCTTGTGGGTCATTGTCAAAGGCATCCATCATTGCCTGCCATTCCTGGTTACGGCGGAGGGCTTGGGACTTGAAGGCGGACTGAGCAAGGGCGTCGATGTAGTAACGACAGCCGAGGGCTAGACAGTCAGCACGGTCGTCATGACGGACAGCACCGACCTCTCGGGTCATACGGCTTAGTTGCGTACCGAGCATGTACTGGATGCGTTTCTCTGGTGGTTCTTTGGGATTAGAGGCGTAGTCCCATTCCCAGACCCGAGGATCGACGATGAGCTTGTGTTGGTTCAGGATCGGCTCCAGAGTGTCGATAATGCGCTCTTCCTTACGGGAGGTCACACGCACCCCTTCAAGGGCCACAGAAGCGCCCTGCTGGGTCACGTGGCGCTTAAACAGCTCGAGGATCATGCCATCCCCGAAGTTTTCTTCTACGAGGAGTGTTGTGGCTTTGTAGTTCTTACAGAGGCGGACAATATCGCTGAGGGTTTCATCGCTATAGCCGTCTCTATAGGCCTTCATCCTGCGAAGGAAAATGTAGCCATTAGCTTGGCTAAGGACGGTGGCCACACATTCGTCTTGACCCTTCCCCGCAGGGTCACACGCCACAATCGTCTCAGCGTAAGGAATTGCTGCCTCGTCAATAAACATGGGGCGATAGAAGCGGTCACCAGGAAGACCGACAGGATTGAGGTCGCCAATGACATACCGAGGATCAGAGGACCACACATATCTTTCAGCACACTCGTCTCCTAAGGGTGTAACGATCAGATCAGCAAACTTGAGAGGGAACTTCTCAGCATCGCTAAGGGTTGTATTGAGTTGGAACTGAAGTTGGAAGTTAGAGCGACCCATAGCCGCTTCACGTTCATTCAGATCGAAGTCCGTAAATCGTGTGTCGGTGGGTGTCCCCGTCTCCACTCCACGCTCAAGATCTGCGACAAGTTCTGGAGCGAGGTTTCCCGCGTAAGGGTCTGCGGACTCTGGATAGCGTGCAGGCCACACGTAGGGCCTGTACCCGCGAGTGGATAAAGTATTGTAGACAGAGAAGCTTGATTGTGGAGTACCGAGGAAAAGTATTCGCGAGTTGTCATCAGGAGTCAGAATAGATTCGGCTTCTGTGCATAACTGAAGCAGCTTTGATCTTTGGGCATCAGTGGCTGCATTGAGGGGCACCTCGATGTCATCAAAGACCAAAAGATCGGCCCTCGAACCAGTCAAACTGGACGTGATTCCGCCACTCTTACAGCTTGGTGCCTGGTGAGGTTTTGCAGGGCCTACATCAAAACTTATACGGCTCCATCGTTGATCGTCGCTTCTCGGTGCCAGATGGTTTAAGAAGCTGATGTCGGAGATGAGCTTCTGACAAAATATCGAGAAGTTGTCGGCGCGTTCTTTGCTCGCACTGACAACCAGGATTTTTACATCCGGGTCTCGGTAGAGGGTCCATAAAACAAATGCAGAGGTAATCCAGCTTTTGCCTACGCCTCGGAAGGCTTGTATCTGTAAACGTTTAGGCCCATGCTGGAGATAAGCAGCAATGCCGAGTTGCGCCCGCGAGGGGCGCGGTAGACCCAGCTCTTGCCACAGCAAAGTCAGGAAAGCTCTGAAGTCCTTCCTGATCTTTGCGTCAAGTTGTTTGGTGTTCATAAATCAGCACTTCCAACGTCGCCGCGCTTTGCGCAACCGACTGTTGGGATCTTTCGCGGCTTTGGGAAACTTTTTCATCTGACCGGCAGACCGGGCGCAGTAGCTCTTCTTACGAGCACCGCCACCCGGCTGGGGAGCCTTAAGGTTGCTCCCCGTTTTCCGGTTAATACGTGCGCGGCCTTTAGCAGTAAGACCGCCTTTTTTGGACTTGCAGCCGTTCTTGACGCCGCAGCCCTTCATGGCTCCTTTGGCCATGGTTATCAGCTCACAGTGATAGTGAGGGCTTCCTCGAAGGTGCCACCGTTGCTGTCGGTGACGCGGACACGGACGGATTTAGTACCAGCAGATGCTTGTGCAGCGGTGCCGGTGTACTGAAGGGTTGTGCCAGAGATAGCGAACTGAGCGTTGTTGGTAGAGCCAGTACCAGACACCAAGGTGAAGGTAAGGCTGAACTGAGTACCAGCAGTGGCGGACAGAGTGCCGATGGTGACGGGAGTCACGTTGCCAGCAGTACCGGCAGCAAGAGCAGCAGCAGACAGAGCGATGTCAGTCGGGGCTTCGCTAGTCAGGGCAACAGTGGCTCGGCCAATACCGGAGGTAGTGGTTTGACGATCGCGAGCAATGCAGGCGTCCAGGATCACCAGAACGTCACGGACGGTGCTGGAGGTTGTGATGGCAGCCAGTGCAGTATCAGCAGTGGAGTCGATAGGAACTTCGGCATAGCGATAAGCGCCAAGGGTGCCGATACGGCGGTTTGCTTTAGCAGTAATAGATACAGCAGTCATTGTTAATTAAGCAGATTGAAGATCAAGAAATTCGTGAAGGTCTAGTGACCCTTTGGCCTGGTTACAAGAACGACAGGCAGTACAACAATTTTGAGCAGAAGTCTTTCCCCCTTTACTCTGGGGGCGTATGTGGTCGATGGTTAGGTTTTCTGTAGATCCGCAGTAGACGCATTTGTACCCATCTCGAGCCTTAATAAGTTGTCGCCACATTCGCTTGGCATCGCCAGAACGAAATGTGAGGAGGTCATACATGAGGCTTTGTGGGCTGTCCATCGATGGCTCATTCCTTACTTCTTAAACTTTGATTTTCCGTTGCGTCCGTTTCGTCTACGGTTAGTCGATGCTTTCTCGAGCGTGGTCCTACCAGATTTCTTGTGGCTCACGTCAAGGCCATCGCGGTTCCCGTAGGTTCCACGGCGACGGTTTTCTTTATTGAGTGCTGCCCGACGCTTACGCTGTGCGGGCTTGCGGTTGTATTTTTTTTGTGCCCGGAGTCGGGCCGGACTTGATTTTGTCATTACAAGTATTCTTGAACTTCGTCAAAGCTCAGTTCAGGAATCACACCAGCAAGGCCAGCAAGAGGTGAACCCTCGATGGGAACACCAGTAATGTCATTAGCCTTGAGCCACTCAATGGCGGCTCGTAGGTCTGCCGTGCTGGCATCCCCCGACCTGATGCGTTCAGTAATTTCTAGAGTCAATAGAGCGTGTAGCTCATTAAAAGAACTCTCTGTAGCTCTTTGCGGAAAGTTATCCATTACGAATTACGATTTGGTCAAGTTTGTTTTCGATGCGAATCATGTGCGATTCCATCTTGCGCAAGATCTCGGCAAGGTCTGCTTTGCTTACATAATCAGAAGCAAGGCGAAGCTCCACGCCGTCTAGGCGCTTATCCAATTCAGTAATGCGATCATGCACTCGGTTAATTCTGGAGTGCAATCTATTTAGCAACGCTGCACCACCAGCAACCACCGCAACGATTGAGGAAACTGTTGCTTCAATCACCAGCCTGTCCTAATTACTAGCCTTAGCAGCATCCAGAACAGGTACGTCAGGCACACGATCAGAAGTAGCTCTGTCATCTTTAGGTTTTACAATAGGGATAATGTCGCTGCATAAACTTACAAACTTAGATCCTGGCCGGAATGTAAAAGAAAGGCGTTGCAGTTCTGCACACTTAGTAGCCCTTAGAAGCTCATAATCTAATCTCATTCGTTGTTCATGCCTGCGGGCAATGTCTTTACATTGTTGAATCATGGCGCGATCCAAAGGCACCATAAAGTTAAGTTGAGCGCCGTAATTATTATTGCGAACATAACCTTCTGCTTCGTAAGGGATAGTGTCATTGCCCATGTAAAAAGGCGAGAAGGTCATAGTGGCACCATTACAACTATTACCGGGTCGAAAGAATTGACGACTCGGCGCACCATTATTCTGGAATTGAATGGCTTGGTTGTTTACTGTGCCACTAGCACTACTGGATGGCGCTGATGTATTTTGAACTTCTGGCTCTGCATATACAGGAGCACAAAGTATCACTGGGAGAAGATACTTAAAGAAGTTGTAGTTGTGGTTTGATCGATTGATTCGGTGATGTCGATTGTTTCGATGACTCCCGCATCGCGAGAGGTGATCTCGAGTTGCCATGGTTCCGCAGTGTCAGTGATGGAGAAGGTTGTGGTATCTCCAGATGGATCTCCAGACGCAGTGATGTTGGTCCCAGCCCAAGAGCTGTAGGTTCCCCCCATAACCTCAGTGTTAATCACTCGGTCAATGGTGGTGACGGTTGTGCTTGTACTCTGCATAGACCCCTGAGTAAATTTTGGTACTACACTTTGCGCACAAGCAGGACCACTTAGTAGTAGCAAAAATAAAACATGTGGTGTAAGTCTCAAGACTTTTTCTCCCTTGAAATAGAAAAAGCGGAAGCAAGCGTCCCGCTCAAAATGCTGGCGATATATGTGGGATCCATCTTTTCCATCCATCCTGCATAATTAGCAGTGAGCATTGCACAAGCCCAACAAAGGACTAGGAATTGGACAAATCCCGCTTTGCCTTCTTTTTTGTCAGGCGAGTCCACATTTGTTTTAGGACTGGCTTGCTGATTGTCACTATCCATTTGAAAGCACTAGTTGCTGTAAGAGTTGCTGCGACAGAGATCACAGCCGTCGTTCCAGCGGCAACCATGATTTCATTAGTAGGCATTGGAACGTCAACCTCTGTGAATGGAACACGGAAGTTCTGAACCTCTGGAACTGGTATCTGTGGAACAGCTTGCGGCGTTACTCTTTGAGTCTCTGGGCTTTCTTTGGCAGGAGCCTTTGGAGGTGTAGCCAAGTCGTTAGGCGGAACCACCATGGGCTTAAAGCTAGGTAGGTCCGCTTTAGGTAACTCAAGAATTGGTGTAGGTAAGTGGTAAGGCTCAGGCAGGTCTATGGACGGCACCAGTATCGGTTCGCCCAGGTCCATTACATGCCCAAGCCGCGCTTCACGATGCGAACCGCTTCGTCATCCAGCTCAGTGGAGGTTGAGGCGGCAAGTTTTTCGAGAAGAGAAATGATGAGCTTCTTAACTGCTTCTGTTTGAACGAAGGAGATAAGAACAGGTCGAATGATTGCAATCATGATTAGCTCCAGGGAGTACCGGCCCCGACGGTGGGGGTCGCTTGTTCTTCGAGACGGGCGTCCAAAGCTGCAACAACTTGTGCAACCTTCTCTTCGCCCAAAGCGGCTTTCACCCAGCCCACGCAAATTTCCTCAGTGAGGTCGGCATAGGGGGTGGTCACATCGCCTTCCAGGCCGATGGAGCCGTAGGCACCTGCGGAATACACGTCGTCGTCAGAGCGTGCATCAACGGTGTAGTGGACGCTGCTAACGCGGCCATCCACAAGAGTGCGCTCAAGTTCGGCGACTTTCCAAGTAATAGTAGACATAATTTGTAAATAATAAATGTGGATTATTCGGCAGCTTCAAGAGCTGCAACTTTGGTTTCGAGAGTTTCAATCCGTTCCTTGGCTTCTTTCAAAGCCTGAACCAAGACAGCAGTCATTCTGCTGTAGTCAATGTGAAGCGTTGTGCCTATTTGCTCGTTCAGTGTTTCAGGGTTAGAGCCATTGACTCGCCCGTTGTTGACGCTATTAACAAGCTCTGGAAATTGAGCTTGCACCTCTTGGGCCAACATGCCGATTTCTACACCTTCTCCAACAGACCGGCGTTGCTGGCTGTTTTCTTTCCAGGTGTATTTAACGGGCTGTATGTTTGCAAGCTTGCTCAAGCAGCCTGTTAAATTTGAATCAACATCTTTTAAGCGCGAATCAGAAACACTTGTAAAAGATGACCCAGCGACTACGCCATTACCGTAAAAACTGTAATAAGCAGAGCCGCTCCAGTAACCTATAATTCCGTAGGTGTTAGTGTTAATTGAATACCCCAACATTCCGCCAGAGGCTTGTGATGAGCTTGTAGCTGCTTGCCCATAAACGCCATATTGCGTACTGTTGCCTCCAGAGACATATCCATATACTGCATAGCTTGAACCAGAGCCTGTGGCTTGACTGTATATGGACTGCGTAAGACCGGATGAATTAACAAAAAGCCTTGTGTTAGTAGCAGTAGAAGTGCTGCCAATAACCACATTGCCGTTACCCTCTATTCTTAGACGTTCAAGATCATACGTGTAGAACTTCATTGGCTGATCTTCACGCTGAATTATGTTGGCCTGAAAAGCATCATTGCCAATTACAAACCCACCTGTAACTTCAGTGGTATGCGTGCTGTTGTTAAAAGAGAGGTATGCTTGGCTGCCACCTTTCAACCTCAATATGTAGCCGTAGCCTGTTAATGAGGTTGGATTTGTTCCAATGCCGACCTCTCCAACCGAGTTGATGCGCATCCGCTCAGTGGCTGATGTGCCTGACCCAAACGCTAAGGCGGAGTCAGAACCTAACTGTACTTTTCCGGACGAGTGCTGAACATATAAAGTACCTGTTGAGTTATCAGAGAACTGAGCTGAAACGTTTCCATAAGTTGATATAGAAGAAGAGCTTCTAACTGAAAGAGGCGTCGTGGGCGCCGACGTTCCAATGCCAAAATTTCCAGAGCCGTCGATGCGTAGTCGCTCGGTGGCGTCTGTGCCAATCGCAAAAGCATTGTTAGTGTGGTCATACAGAATATAACCTCTATATCGGTCATTTCCTGACGTTCCATCTCCAAAATAAATTGCTCCATTATAGCCAACTCCGCTGCGAACAGTTATTCCGGAATGACCAGAGGTAGCGATAGTTATATCATCTGCATTTCCATCGCCTTTAATCGTCGTACCCAGCAAGATCCGGCCAGCCTCGTCGATACGCAATCTCTCGGAGCCATTAGTTCCTACAGTCAAATTATTGTCAGAGTGGCTGTAAGCTAGATAGCCTCGATATTGGTCAGCCCCAGTAGTTCCATCTGCAAAAAGAAAGCGTCCAATCGAAGACGTTCCACTGTTAATCGTAATACCGCCATCTCCACTACCACCTGAAACAACTAATTGATCCGCACCAGCGAAAAAACTAATTGGATCTGTGGTGCCAATGCCGACTCGGCCCGAGCTGTCGATGCGTAGACGCTCGGTGCCGCCAGTGCTGAATTTAAACGCTCCAGTGCTAGTTTGTGCATCGAACTCGACACCAGCATTTGAATTTGTATTTGAAAATGTGCTGATTTTTAATCCTCTGTTTGGTGTGCCGCCACCAGCATGAAAGATTGCAATATCAGAATGATCAGGGGTTG